ATATTGTAGCACAGCACTTTAAGGTAACTCCCAAAAAATAACAACCCGGCCACAATTATTTTTATAAAATGCAAAAAACTTGATTTATTAGCACATTGGATTCATTCTGTTCAGTCAACTTCATTCCCTCGGCACATGAGACCGTCTTACGTGTAATTCTTTTGTCTTACTGCGTAGATAGTGCCGCTTGTTCATAATGCCGACTAAATCTATAGTCGTGAGTTGTCAGTGAGAAAGCAGATACTCAAGCGTTGTAACCAAATCGTTGAATAACAGCATAGACTTTTGTCCCATTCCAAAATCAGCTAAGCGTGTGAATTAAATAATGACAAAAAAACTATTACCATACGAAGTTTTACTGGTTACTTCTGCACTTGATTCAATTGGTTTGGCTCGATTCCCCTATTTGTTGTATAAGGCTGGCTGCCGCGTGACACTGCTGTCACCTCTTGGACTTGCAATAAACCGTTCACGCTTTGTAGCTTGTCATCTGCCCGCCTCAAACAATCTGGAAGCCAGTGTCCTGCATCTCAAGGAGGTGTTGAGTAAGCAAAGTCCGCCTTTTGCACAAGTGATAATCGGAGATGAACTGATTTTGGCTGCATTGGCTGAGCATCGTGGCGAAGCCTGGCTGGACAGCTGGTTTCCAGTTGACCATCGAACCAAGATAGTCGAAATAATATTATCCCAACATGCTTTTTATCACGAAATGGTAAACGCAGGTCTCTATATGCCGTATTCCAAGCTGTGTCAGGGTTGGATTGAGGTTGAAGCGGCTGTTAAGTGTGCGGTTTATCCGGTAATGCTGAAGTCCTCGCATGGGTGCTCGGGCTGGGCTGTCCGTAAAGTTTGTGAAAGTAGCGAACTTGAGCCAGCCTATGCTGGCTTGGCAGCAAATGATGAGCCATTGTTGGTGCAGCACTTTTGCGAGGGGGCACTTGGAGCGACTGATGTGCTTTTTGATCACGGTGTGCCAATGTGCTGGCAATCGTCTTATATGCTTGATAGCTGGCCAACGTCGATGTCCGCTTCCAGTGCACGAGTAGTGATGCAGCACCCAGATATTGAACATATAATCTCAGAGGTGGGGCGAATAACAGGCTTTCATGGTTTCGCCTCTGTTGACTGGATACAGGAGACCGCTTCTGATCGTATTTGTCTGCTGGAGATGAATCCGCGACCAACACCAAGTTACCATCTGGATCGATATTCCGGGGTTAGTTTCAGCCGTAGTTTGAACCAACTGCTATCGGGTCAACGCACTATTACGCCACCCAAGCCGGTTTCCCGGCCCGCACCGCTCATAAAGCTGTTTCCTCAAGGTCTGTATTGGGCGATTAGTAACCGAGACTTGCGCGGCTTTATTCTGTGCTGGAGTGATGCGCCGTGGAATGATCCCTTACTGCTGGTGTGGAGACCTGAGATATTTGGTCAAATGGTGGAACTGGGTGAAACCTGTAGACACTAGGCGGAATAAGGGCTTGGGCCGTTTTGGTCAATTTTTGGATTTTTTAAGATTTGTGAGATATTTGGCAAGATTTGAAATTATATCGGCGATATTTGGCGTAGCGTTTTTTTGATTGGCGTTAATTTTTTTTCAGATTCAGCCGTTTTTAACGGTCTCCTCTTTTGGTTCTACGGGTAAATTCTCCTTTGGGAAAACATTAAATATTGCGCCACTTGGCAGCGAAACATTTATTGTCAAAAAACCTGCGGAACATCTTTTATATTGTACTTCAGTTCATCTTCTATTGCATTTTTTAGCATAAAACACTTCCCCCTCTGTTGTTAAAGCACTGTTTTCATTAGTTTAGTTATCATTTTTTGTGCATATTCAAACGATGCACGGTCTTTTTCTTTATCTTCATCCTCCAATACCTGGTATGCCAGGACAAAAACCCGCGCTTTGGCTGCTGGCTCCAACATGCCCCGACGCTTGACCAGCTCCTGTTCTATCTGTTCTATCGCCAGTTTCAGGCGGTTGACATCCACCGAAGACGCGGTAATCGCTTCCTGAGGCGTTATCTCCCTCTCTACAGGCTTTATCTCCCTCTCTGAAGGATTTGTGCTGTAGTCAGCCATCAACATGGGGCCTTTGCCCGTCAATAACCAATTCGTATTAACTCCCGCATTAGATATTCCAGCCAGTGCTGTTGATCCAGGTTCACTTGATCCTGCTTCATATTTTTTATATGAACTTAGGCCAATACAAAATTTGGTTGATGCTTCTGTCTGAGACAGCCCTAATTTTGTCCTTACCTCTCGTAATCTCTCATAAATACTCATGTCGCAATTAGTGCGGTTAATTGCGACGCTGCATTGTCGCAATTAAATTTAATTGCGACAATGCCAACTACTTGAAATAAAACAAAAATATATAATTTCATGATATTAGATTACTATTTATTTGCGACGGACAAAATTTTGTTCTTTAATTAAATTGACTGGTACAAAATTTGGGTATAGCATAGACACTCATTAGATTAAAACCTTGGAGTATAAAGCATGAACAAAAAAAGCACCAAAAAAGCCGGTTTTGATGCGGAAATTCCCGCGCCGGATTGGCATCCTGCCGACATCAAATCGGCACTCAACAAGGCGGGTTATACGCTGTCTTCGTTGGCCGAAGAACTGGGTTTAAAAAGCGGGTCGATGCTGTCAAAAGCGTTAACGCTCAGTCAACCAAAAGCAGAGCGAGACATTGCCGAGGCGATCGGGGTAAAGCCTCAGGTGATTTGGCCCGGTCGTTATGAAGCAGACGGCACCCGCAAGTTGCAGGGGTTCCAGAAGTTACAAAGACGAGGTCGCCGGAAAGCCCAGACCGACGGAGAGCAAGCATGAGCCGCCATCGTTATCCCGCCTCATTAAGTGAGATAGCTGTCGCTCTTGGGAAAGTCAATCGCACAATTGCGCGTATGGCAGAAAATGGCTGCTGGAAATATACCGAAAAACCTACACATTCCCGCTATAAAAAACGCTTTTTTGAGCTTAAAGACTTGCCAAACGAGATATGCACCGCGATTTTAAAGAAACGATTAAACGGGATGATATCAGTAAGGCTTGAAGCTGATCAGGCAGAAATATTAACGACAAACCCAAATGAAGCCGCTGTTATCCAGGAATTAAGTGAGGCTGAGGTTATTGAGGAACTGGCCGATAAAATCGTCCGGTTGGTAAGAGCCGAGATCGATAAAAACGGTAGTAACTGCCCGGCTGAAAGAGCTCTACTGCTGGCGCAGCACAGACTGTTTGGGGTGGTTTACCTGCGGCAATTATTCACCGGTAATATTCTCTAAGTACCGTTTAGTAGGGAGGAGACTATGAGCCTGCTTAACGATCCTGCCACAGCCGAGGAAATATCTGATCGTATCGGAATAACTCCTAGATCTGTTGAGAGAAAGGCAGATAAAGAAGACTGGAACTATAGCGAATTGCCTGGAAGAGGTCGTTATAAAAAGCGTTTATATGCCCTGAAAGATTTACCCAAGGCCATACGGGAAGCCGTATTTGATTATCGATTTAACCAGGAGACACACCATGCCCAAAGCAACAAAACCGGACAATCTACACAGCCTGCCTATACTCCAGACCGTCGAAGATATGACGGAGGCGCAGACCGACGCGCTGCTGGATCTGGAGACGTACTTGACGCTGTACCAAATCGACCTGCTGTTGAAGGCGGCGACCTCCCCCGACTGGCAAGTGCCGTTGTGGGGCCATCCCAAGAAAGAGAGGTGGGCTGTGGCCCTGGCGGCACCGGCTTACTGCCTGCCGTCGATTCTGGAGGAGCTGGAGTTGCGGGAGTTCCTGCAATGCAAGGAACTGAAACGGCTGCAATTGATCCGGTTAATCCGGCTGGACGCAAAAAAAGAGGTCTGGCAGTTAACGGCACGGGGGCATCTGCTGGTGATTTGGCACCTGAGCACGGTGGCGGATTACCAAGCGTTATTGAACCGCGAAGGCCGGATGCACTCGCCAGCGACGACGCCCAGCGGGTGACCGACGGTGCCCGGCAGCAGTTGTTGCAGTTTGCCGCCATTTACCCCGGTTCAATGGAAGCGGCCTGTGACTATTTAAGCACCGGTTATGCCAACGGCACGTTATCAGACGAGTTAAAGCAGGCCATTGAGCAGTGCAATGACAAAGTCAATAACGAGCGGCTGGGCCGGGTGTCACCGAGCACCCTGGGCAAGTGGAAACGCTTGAAGAAGACCACCGGCCATTGTATACCGGCCAAGACCCGGCAAAAAACCGACTGGAAAAGCGTGTGGTGGATGCCGTTGTTTTTGGCTTGTTACCGCAAGCCGCAAAAGCCCAAGATTACTGAATCCTATCAGGAGTTTGAACAAGATTGGCTGATACAGGGCTTTAACAGCGCCGACCTGCCGTCTTATGGCAGCGTCAATACGCTGCTGATGCGGGTGCCACTCATCATCCGTGAAACCGGACGCTGTACCGGATCGGACCTGGCGGCGTTAAAGTCGTTTATCCGCCGGGACTGGTCAGGTTCCAGCAATGAAGTGTGGGTCGGTGACGGCCATACCTTTAAAGCCAAAGTCAGACATCCCGAGACGGGCCGGGCCTTTGCCCCCGAGGTGACGGTGATTATTGACGCGGCGAGCCGGTTTATTGTGGGCTGGGCGTTTAGTTTGTCGGAAAACCAGATTGCCGTCTCGGAAGCCTTGGGCCAGGGCATGATCAAACATGGCAAGCCGCTGATTTACTACTCGGATAACGGTTCCGGGCAAACCGCCAAGACCATCGACTGTCCGGCCGGCGGCATGCTGGCACGGCTGGGGGTATCGCATGAAACCGGTCGATACGGCAACCCGCAAGGGCGCGGTTTAATTGAGGGCTTGTGGGACATTACCGCGATTGCGGTGGCGAAAACCTTCCCGACCTTTCAGGGTACGGGCATGGATAGCGGGGCGTTGCGTAAAGTGACCCAGGCGATTAACAGCGCCAGGTTAAAAGGTGAAGTGCCGAATTTTGTACCCACCTGGCAAGCCTTTATGGCCGCCTGCGAAGCCCGTTTTGACTGGTACAACCACGAGCACAAGCACGTCAAGCACGGCGGCAAAACCCCGGCCTCGGTGTATTTTGCCAACTTTGACTTGAGTTGGGCGTGTCGGTTGACGCCTGAAGAGGAAATCAACCTGTACCGGCCCTTTATTGAGCGCACGCCGGATCGCGGGGAAATACGCTGGATTAACAACCTGTATCACTGTGAGTTGCTGGTGGGTTATCCCGCGAAGACCAAGGTGCGCGTGGCTTATGACATGCACAATGCCGATAAGGTCTGGATCAGTGACCTGCAAGGCCGGTTTATCGGGATTGGCGTCTGGAACGGCAACCAGGTCAAAGGCTTCCCGGTGTCCAAGGTGGAGGCCCTGAAAGACCAGCGTATTGACGGCATAGTCAAGCTGAAACAACAAGGCATTGCTGATGCGGAAGCCGAGCGCGGCACTGTGATTGACGGGGAAGTGTTGCAGCGGATAGAGGTGATACCCAAAGCGGTGGAAGCGCCGTTGATACGGATACCGGTTATTCCCAAAGCCGTCGAAGTTCCGTTAAAACGGATGCCGGTTATCCCGATCGATGCTGAAGCACCGTTAAAACCGCTGGTGCTTGCCGGTGATTTTAACAGGCAAGAACCGGAGGAGACGGTCAGGACTTACCAGGAACAGACCTTGTGGCTGGCCAAGCTGTTGGCTGACAAGAAAGCAGCGGAGGAATAAGGGGGCTTATATATATAAGAGTAAACCGACAAAACAGATGAAAAAGGGCAGCTTACTGCCCTTCCCAACCTTGCGGGTACAACCGGAAGGATTTTTACAACCCTAAAACAGGATTATAACCTATGAGATACCATGATGAAAAAGGGCAGCTTACTGCCCTTCCCAACCTTTCGGGTACAACCGGAAGGATTTTTACAACCCTAAAACAGGATTATAACCTATGAGAAACCATTATGTAAAAACCAGTAATCACCAGTTATTTGTGGCGATGTTAGCTGCGCTGGAAGCACGCACCCCGCTCGAAGCCCGTATTATGTTGCTGGCAGGCGAGCCTGGCGTCGGCAAGAGCCGCAGCGTGGATAACATTGGTGCCGCATACAATGCCATTCACATCGAAGGCATTCCCGGCATGAATGTAACCTATTTGCGGGACTTGCTGGCCTATGAGTTAGCTTGTTCGGGCAAATCCAAGTTTTTACAGCATAAAGCCATTACTGATACCTTTGCCCTGCGCCAGCCCATGGTGATACTGGACGAGGCCCAACACGGGCTGGACAATAAAGCCAATTGTATTGAGTTTCTCCGGCGTATCTGTGAGAAGGCAGGCAGCGTATTAATTATGGTCTGCCATAACAGTGAGAAACACCGCTTTGGCGAGCACAGGATGGCCCATATCGCCACGCGGATCAGTGCCCTGGTGGATTTTGTACCGGCGACACTGGCCGATTGTGTGTTGTATTTTGACGAATTGTGCGAGGTGGGTATTGATGCCGGCATTGCCCGGCAAGCCTTAACCCAGTCGCGCGGGCGTTATCGGCTGTTGTCGGTGGCTTGCCGAAATCTGGAAGACTTCGCCACTGCTACCGGTAAGACCCGGCTTACGGAAGCCGATACCAAAGGCATGATGCTTTGTGAGGATGCCATGAAGTCCTTGCGCAAAGGGTAGGAGCCGATGTAGAGACGCGATTTATCGCGTCTTTATACACTACTCGCAAGGCGAAAGGCGAAAGGCGAAAGGCGCGTCTTCGCGGTGAATTAATAAATTGATTCGATAACGTTATAAACAGTCAGGAGAAAGGCAGTGAACCAAGGAAATAAAGTGGAAAGGCGGAAGATACGCAGCACGGGCGGACTACGCGCCCGCGCCTGGTGGGTGTTACGCAAAAACAAGAGCATGACCGTGTTGGATATCCAAAACACGGTCTGTAACGGCAGCGAGAAGTCGGCAGAATCCAATCTGCGGCGCTGGCTGATCAAACTGGTGGCGGCGGGGATACTGAAAACGACAAGGGTCGATGACGGCAAGCTGACCAGCAACGGCAGCAATTTATACAGTGTCGTTGTGGATGTGGGGCCGGTTGCACCGATTGTCAGAACTGACGGGACGGTGTTTGATCCCAACAGCGGCGCGGTTATCGCGGCTGTACAGACAACCGCAGCGATAAAGCGCAGCGCCACCACAGGGGGGACAAATGATGCCGTTATTGACCGCCTTTAAAGCCAAACGGGACGAGCTGGGCACCCAAGCCCTGGCGGAGTCTCTGGGGCTGACCCAAAGCGTGGTACGGATGATTGCCACCGGCAACTATCCCAATCCCGACAAGTTTTTAAAGCAGTTTGCCCGCCAGTATATCCACGTCGTTGCCTGCCCTTACGCAGGCCGCTTGCTGGAACGGCCGGACTGCATCACCCGCTCAACCGGCCCCAGACCGTTTGGCGGCACGGCAAAATTAGCCTGGTGGGTTGCCTGCCAGACCTGTGAACATAAAGGATAAGACGATGGCGAAATACATAATTACCCTGGAAGACAACGGACTAGGGGTGGCAGTGACCGGCACTGCGGTATTAACCACAGCGGAGCTGTTGGCAGGCAAAAAGCACCCACCGGCTGTCATGCTGGGGGATTTACTCAGTAAGACCGCCTACGGCTGGGCCACTAAACTGGCTAAAGAACATGCCGGTCAGGTTCAGGTTGTTGGTCGCGGTATCGCACAACCCGTTATCCATTAGGAGCAAGCCCATGACACGATTTAATGAAAGCTTAACAATTGATGAGCAGTTGGGTATCGACATCAACGATGAAGTCACCAACACCTTGACCGTACAAAGCTATGGCGTGGGGGCCGTTGCCTTGCGGGTGACCGGGGTATCCGAGTTCAGGACAGTTAACGGGGAGTCGGATATTTTAACGATCATGACCGAGGAGGAATGTTTTAAATTGCTGAGGTTGCTGCGGGATGTGTGCAAGGCAAACCGGGGCGAGGCGGTGTTATGAAGTACTTTAAACGGTTGTTTGGCCGCCGCAAGTGTGAGCTGTTGCGGTGTGTTGAGCGGGAATTGCTGGTGTCAGGCATCAAAGAACAGTTTGCCGTACGGGCGCAGGCGCGGGTGCTTAAAATTGCCCGCAGACAGGCTTTAAAGCTGGAACGCCGGGGGATTTTATGAAAGCGCCGAATATTTACCAGTACCGGCGGCACAGCAATTATCTGAAAAAAACGGCCCTTGATCAGGCCATGGCACGGGTCGCGATAGCCGAACTGGTAGAGCTTGGGTTTGTAGTAACCCGGTTTAGACTGGGTGCCAGTGCGTCCATTACCGTCGGGGGTATGCCGTCCGGCTGCCCTGCCCCGTTGCAGTTTGTCCCCATGGGGTTCGGCTTTAACGGCCGGTTCCGGTATACCACCTTTGCCGCCGCGTTTGGGGATTGGACGGTGGAATGGCACAAGCGGATTTATCCGGCGCGGATAACACCAAAGGGAACCGAACCGAGGATAAGACATTATGGCTAAGAAGATTGAAGCAGTCGGGCTGGCGTTGATTGTCGCAGTGCTTGGTGCCGGTCTGGCAGCGGCCTGGCTGTATCGGGGCCTGATAATGGTGTTTTATCCGGGGTGCCTGGGGTTTGGCCTGGTTTTCGGTCTGGCGGGACTGGCGCTGGCCGCCACCGTCTACGGCCTGTATTCCCTGGGGTATTGGCGCGGGGAGGTGCAGGGCGAACTGGAAGACTAATTAACGCAGGACGCGGCTAAGACGCGATAAAGCGCATCTCTACCCCTATTTATTTATTTATTAAGCGAGAACATGATGAACATTATGAACAAAAAACCCAATACAACAACCGTCGTCCCTTTGGGCTACTCCTTCAACGCTTCCGGCCATTTGGTGCCGACGGACTTAATCAGTGAAATCGATAAAACCCGCGACGCGCTGGTGCTGGAGATTGTCGAGAAAGTCCGTGATTTACGTGAGATTATGGCCGATTTTAAAACAGATACCTTGGCGGATATCGGCGCTTTTGTCGAGTTGTCGGCGGAAAAGTACGGGGTCAGGCTGGGCGGGGTCAAGGGTAACGTGACCTTGTGCAGCTTTGACGGCCAGTATCAAATCAAGTTGTCACAAGCGGATATCAAGATATTTGATGAACGCATCCACGCCGCCAAAGAGCTGGTCGACATCTGCATCCACAAATGGACGGAAGGCAGCCGCATTGAAATCAAGGCCTTGGTAGAACACGCCTTTCAGACCGACAAGGAAGGCAACATCTCCATTGCCCGCATTTACTCCCTGTTACAGCTGGACATTGAGGACACGCAATGGCAACAAGCCATGAAAGCCTTGCGGGAATCCATGCAGGTGATAAGCACCAAGGCATACTTGCGCATTTACCGGCGCGACAAGCCCGGCGGCAAGTATGAGCAGTTGTCTTTAGACCTGGCGGCGCTATGAGTACTTTGACTGCGCCCTCTACCTGCGCTAATCAATTGATTGACGGCGCAGGCATTGCCAAACTGGCCGGACGCACAGATCCTTATTTTGCCCATACCCTGCAACGGCGCAATGCCACGTTTCCCAGGGCGGTCACGGGCGGGTCCGGCAAAGGCAAAGCATTTTGGTTAAGGTCGCAGGTTGAAGCCTGGCTGGCCTGCTGGAGAAACCGGGAAGCGGGCGAGATGGCTACTTCCCGGCTGCGAGACCAGACTGTCAGCACGCTGGACAATGCCATGGCGAGGCAGATTATTTGCAGAGGCTGGCGGCGGGGCGGCAAAGCCATAAGTCAACAAAACAACAAAACAACCATTAAACATTAAACCATGACCTAAGGGGAATATTATGATTAAAACCGATAAAGTAAAACTGGCGGAGCTGGCGAAAATCCATATTGCCAAGCAACAACTGGGGCTGGATGATGATACCTACCGCGCCTTATTGCGCCGGATTATTGACCTTAACCCGGTACATCTCACGGCTTTAGGTAAAACCAAAGCCGTTGAGGGCGTTATTTCCGCCAAATATTTAACGGCTTATGGCCGTGCGGCGGTGCTGGAACATTTAAAAGCGTCGGGCTTTACCGGCAAGGCCGCCCATCCCGGCAAGCCGCACAATACCGACAGTAAAACCTCCGGCACGGCACCGCAACTGCGCAAGCTTGAAGCCTTGCTGGCCGAGGCAGGCAGGCCCTGGGCGTATGCGTCTGCGATGGCCAGGCACATGTATAAAAAAGACACGCTGGCCTTTTGCAACAGTCAGGAACTGGCGGGGCTGATTGCCGCGCTGGTCAAAGACGCCAAAAAACGCGGGGAGGCCCGTCATGGATGAGGCCGATATGACAGACCGTGCCATGGCGATGATCAACAAGGCGCATTTGTCGAACAGTCACCGCCGGGTTCCGGCGGCCGTACCCACAGGGGAATGCCTGTTTTGCGGGGAAGTGGTGATGCCGCTGTCCCGGCGCTGGTGCAACAGCCAATGCCGGGATGACTGGGAGAAAGATTATGCAGCTTAACCGGTGTCCGGTTTGTCATGCCCGTATTGGCGTTGACGCCCTGGTACAGGATGAGGCGGGACGGGAATTAATGGGTTTGTTGTGCAAGCTAAACACCGAAGCGGGCAGTGCCTTGGTGAGTTATCTTGGCTTGTTCAGGTCGGAAAGCCGTGATCTGGCGAATGCCAAAGCGTTAAAACTGGCTAAAGCAGCACTGGCTTTAGCGCCCTGGGAAATGGTTACAGCGGCCATGCAGCAAACCGTGGAGAGTTTGCAGGGCAAAGGCGGCCGGTCATTGACCAACCATAATTATTTAAAGAGAGTCCTGGAGGCATTTTTAGCGTCCGGTTTTACACCGGAAACAAAGGGGCTATCGGTAATCAAGGGTACACACATAGGTGTGCCCCTACGGTCTAAAACCGCACAGGCCGTGCAGGCCTTAAAGGAATTTGGCAATGAATGAAATAGCGAGAGTCGTTATTGAAGGCGTGCTTTGTGATGAGACGGGTAGGGGTGCACCTGCGTGTGCGCCCGTTAACTGGCTAAAACAGGCAGTGAGCAAGGGCTTGACGGCGTTGGTGCTGTTGCATTTGGACGGGGGGCCAGCCAGCGAGACGGTCACCCAGACCGCCGCCATCTGGTATCGGGTGCTGAAAGGCTGGCCGATTGTCTGGGATGAAGCGCTGGACAGGCCGCGTTTAACCACGGCGTTTTTAACCCTGGCAGGCCGGTCAACACGCTGGCCCAGTCCGGTGCAGTTACGGGAACACTTACCGCCTCGGGTGTATCCGTTGAAGGCACTGCCCAAGCCCGAGTATCCGAAAGAGCAGGCAGCGGCTAATTTGGTGAGGATTAAGGCGATGTTAAAGCAGGTTAAAGGTTCAAGGCACAAGGTTAAAGGGGGTGAACTATGAAATGGATAAGTATTGCCGACCAGTTGCCTCCCATTAATGAGTGGGTGCTGGTATATACACCTGGAGATTATCCAAATATACAATCAGATAGGCTATACACAAGAGATGATGGACTGCTTGACTGGGATACTTGTACGCTATTTGAAGAAATCAGTTACGGTTATGAATATGAAATTATAAGGTTCTGGTGTCCTTTGCCAAACCTGCCTTGGATGCCATTTTTATACACAAAAGAGGAAGTGAGTAAAACAGGCATAAAGTTAAAGAAGAAAGAATAGTTATATTTGACAAAAATGATACCGGGGGCTACTCTAATCGAGCACTGGCAAAATCCAGTGCACGGGTTTGACATCCCGGTATCATCACGGCACAGGCCGCTTCTAGCGGTTTTTTTTGTGCTATCGTTCCATCCCCTCATACTGTCGGGCTGGGCGGGGCAGTCGAAAGACTGGCCGGTCGTGATGCCGGTATGTCAACCCTGTTCAGTCCGGCGCCCAATGTTTGACATCATATCGCCGGTTATTAATTTACATCACGGAAACATATCATGAATACTCAATTACAAACCTTCCAGTTTCAATCTCATCAATTAACTGTCGTTGCTAACGAAGACGGCTCGTCATGGTTTATTGCTAAAGAAGTCGCTGAAATTCTTGAATATAGCGATGCTGAAGCAATGACTAGGAAGCTAGACAGTGATGAAATTCAAAACCTACAAATCGTAGGTTTTGGAAATCGCGGTGTAAATATCATCAATGAATCCGGCTTATGGTCGTCGGTACTAAGAAGTACGAAGCCGGAAGCTATAACATTTAAAAAATGGCTTACTGCTGAAGTGCTTCCTGCTATCCGCAAAACCGGCAGTTACACCGCCAACCAAAAAGCAGCCCCCCTACGCGATTACGATGCCCTGCAAAACAAATATATCGCCTTGTTGGAAGAGGACAATGCCCGGCTGAAAGCGCTGGAAACACCAGTAGCAACACGGGTAGAAGAGGCCAGGTTTAGACAACACCGAGGCTGGACAGCGGCTCAGGATAAGGAAATGCTGGACTTGAACGAGCAAGGTCTGGGCTGGACGGCTATCGGTGTAAAGATTGGGCGCAGTCGCGAGAATTGTCGCTATCGCTATAATATACTGATGACCCAACCGGGCGGTGCGCTATGAGCCCCGCCTTTGATGCCCTGGACCGACTGCAAACCACGGCCACCTGCTTTCGGGCGGTGGAGTCGTTAATGTTGCCCAGTGAAGATAGTCATTTGATTGACCGCGAAGCCTTGGCTATGTTGATCGGCTTTTTAAATACCGAACACAACAAGGCCTTGGCGGCGCTGTCGGCACTGATACTGTAAACCATTAAGAGGACAACCTCGCAATGGTCACCTACTAACCCCGCTGATGCGGGGTTTTTTATATTAAGGACATATTTGTTATAATACCGGCAGTCATCCCCCCTGGAGTCGTGCCATGTCCCCTTTGCTCTTGTTTGATCTACCCCCCGAACTGATTCCCGGACGGCTGTCCGAAATAGCCGGTTATTGCGGGCAACAGACTGCGCTGGTGTTGCTGTTGCATTATCCGGGCGTGCATGTCGCCATCCCCAAAAACCCTGCCCCGACCCATAAACTGGCGGAATTGCTGGGCTTTGCCGCCTTTGTGCAATTGTGTGCGCTGTACGGCAACGAGGTGATTCAGATCCCGCGTGCCGCTGTAGCCATCCGGGCGCTGCGCAACCAGAAAATCTTGAAGGACTTTTCGCAGGGGGTCTATCAAGCCACGATAGCCCTGGAGCACGGGCTAACCGAGCGGCAGGTCAACAAGATTTGTAATACCGTCAGAATCGACCGGCAGTTGGATATTTTTGCTTTGTAGAGACGCGCTTTATCGCGTCTCACATAAAACCGGAACCACGAATAGACACGAATAGACACGAATAGACACGAATAGACATAAATAGACACAAATAGACGCGATAAAGCGCGTCTCTACCTGCGTTATGAACCCCTGCTAAATCCCCCCGTCCCCGCCAGTGTTTACACTGGCACCATGAAAACACTAACCCCCCCCAATACTCCCGGCACCGCCTGGCTTAATCTTATCAAAACCTTTGAAGGCTTGAAGTTACGGGCGTATTTATGTCCGGCGGGCAAGCTGACCATTGGTTACGGCCATGTTATTGGTGCGCCGTTTGATTATAAATTTTTCAAGGCGTTTGACAGCCACAGCCTGCAAGCATGCATCGATGCCTGTCAACAGCACAGACGGTTAACGCCGGCAGCGGTTGCCGGTTTGTTTATCAATCCTGATCAGGCCGAGACCTTGTTGCGCAACGATAGCCAACAAGTCGCCGGGTTTATCAGTTCCCTTCATCCCGCGTTAACGCCCAACCAGTTTGATGCGCTGGTGAGTCTGGTTTTTAACATAGGCCAGGGCAATTATGCCGATTCAACCTTGCGCGCCAAGCTTAAGGCCGGTGATAAGGTCGGGGCTGCGGGTCAGTTTGAGCGCTGGGTGTTTGGCACGGTTGACGGTAAAAAGGTCAAACTGCCCGGTTTGGTGACCCGGCGCGCGGCGGAACGGGCCTTGTTTGAGACGCCATACCTGTCATGAGCCGGGTCGAATGGCTGGTTGATGGCCTTATAACTTCGGCGCTGTTAGGTGCCTCCCTGTTTTTTCTGGAGTTCTTTCTTGTTGGAGGCTCCCGAAAAAAAACCACCTGCTTGCGTAAGCCGTTGTTACGGTGCGAGGGCAGTTCATTAGTCTTTTTTGCAAATCCTTTTATTATGAAAAAAATTAGTTCGTTAATTCCCTGGTTTGTTGTTTCCCTGGTTGCCTTGGCTATAACTGGTCTTAATGCCGCCATTGACGGCGCTATTGCCGTGGTTTCATCAGACCCCAGTGTATTGCAGGTAACGCCGCTGGGCGAAGGCAAGTTTCATGTTGACGTGGTGGGCGTAGGTTATGCCACCTTGACAGTGAGCGGTGATGCCGATCTGGGTGACGGTATTAAGACGCTTAGCCAGGACTTTAACTTTGAAGTTTATGACGGTGCGACCGAAGCCGACCATTTTGAGTTGCAGATTACCGAGTTGGCACCGGCCAAGGTTGTCCCGGTTGCTGTGGCTTCTGGCGCTTAAGGCTAAGACGCGATGTAGAGACGCGCTTTATCGCGTCTTTATACCCTACACGCCTTGAACCTTTCGCCCTTAGTCGCGATAAAGCGCGGCTCTACAGCAATTTATTTTGACCTCATTGATTAAAGGCAGGTTTGGTGATGATCAACTCAATTTCAAAAACCGCACTGTGGATCGTGTTTATAGGGTTTTTAATGATGGCCTCGCCGTTTATTTATTATGACGTGTGGAGGTCAAGGGGCGGGCAGTACAAGGGCAAAAAATCAAGGGGCTAAGCAGGTGTGATTATGACTAAAGATACACAATTAAAACAGCGGATTAAGCATTTGGTTACGCTGTGCAGCCAGGTGAGAACCTGTCTGGAGATTGCCGAAAGCGGGAAAAACAGCAGCGATGCCAAACAGACGCGCTTAATCGCGACGCTGCGCACAGACTTGTCAGCGTTTAGAGCCCAGGGCCGCGCGGCGGTGTTTGAACTGATGCTGTGCACTTCGCACCGCCGGTTTATGCAGTATTTACGGGAGCAGGGCGAGGCATGTTAAAGCGATTATCTTTTATGGTTCCCTGGGTTATCAGTCTTTTTTACGGGACGGTCATGGGGGAAATTACCGGCAGTTTACTGATCGGGGGGGTAATGGGGCTGTTGACCCTGTTGGCGTTGCTGTTTGTTGGAGGGCTTTAAGATGATGGGAATAGATGATGCCGTGGCGGCAGGCTGTACGCTGGTTGATACGGTGGTCAAGCGGATTTGGCCGGATGCCACGGCAGTGGAAAAGGACAAGCTGGCGCAGTTGACCTTGCAGTTGCAGGCCGAATGGACCAACCAGCTGGCACAGCTGGAGGTAAACAAGGTGGAGGCGGCCTCGTCGTCCTTATTGGTGGCAGGCTGGCGGCCGATGGTGGGCTGGGTGTGTGCGGCCGGTTTGGCTTACGCGGCCATACTGGAACCGGTCGCCCGGTTTGTGGCGACGGTGGGCTTTGCCTACCTGGGGGTATTCCCGGTTATTGATACGGGCATCACCCTGCAAATCTTGATGGCCTTGTTGGGCCTGGGCGGGATGCGCACCTTTGAGAAAGTTAAGGGCGTTAACCGGTAGGAGGAGAGGATGACCGTTACCGTGGATATTTGGCAGTTGCTGGGGGTGGCCAGTGCCTTGCTGGGCATGATGGTATCGCTGACGGTAACGGCAGGGAAGGCCTTGGTCGGGCAGTTTGAAAAGCGTCTGGATGAAAAGTTTTCGACGCTGGACGCCTGCAGGCTGGCCGAACAAAAACACTGGGACAACCAGTTTTCGGCCCTGGAACAGGCCGCCGCTGAAGAAGCCAAGGGCTGGCAGCGGCTGGAGCGGGACATTATGCAGCTGAAAGCGGACTTGCCGGTTAACTATGTGCGCCGTGACGATTATATCCGCAACCAAAGTGTAATAGAGGCCAAGATAGACGGGCTGGCCGTCCGGATTGAAAACGCGTTTTTAAAAGGACTCAAACATGACTGACATGGCCAAGATACGCCGCGAGAATATCCGCTGGCAAATTTTGCTGACCCTGAATAATGCCCGGCCGATAGGCGCTTATGAGCGTATTGTCTGGTCGGTGATTCAGGCCGAATACCCGGATGCCACCCAAAACGAGATCCGCCGCGAGTGTGAATATTTGCACGGCCGCGATCTGATCCATATCGACAAGCGCCCGGATGGCCGCTGGTTTGTCGAATTGGCCCGTTATGGCGTGGATATTGTCGAATATACCGTGATGATAGAACCCGGCATTGCCCGTCCGGAGAAATATTTCGATGTCTAGTCCGGCGCAGGTGGAGGGCTGGAGCCCTGAGGCCCGGGCGGCGTTTGAGCGCGAATTGATACGGCGCAACTTTGCCGATTATGACGGTCTGGCGGTGTGGCTGGCAGAAAACGGCTTTGAACTGTCGCGCAGTGCGGCCTGGCGGCACGCCTCCAAGCTCAAGCGCCGGATTCAGGCGGTGCGCAACAGCACCGAAGCGGCACGGATGATTGCCGAGGCGGCACCGGATGATTCGGACTTGCGGTCGGCAGCGGTTATCAGCCTGGTGCAGTCGGAACTGTTTGACGTGATGGTCTGTTTGCAGGATCTGGACGAGGCCGATCCCGCCGAGCGGGTGAAGTTGTTGAAGGAAGCATCAAGGTCGGTGCTGGATATGGCCCGCGCCAGTACCCTGCAAAAGGAATGGCAGTTGAAACATACCGCACGGATCCGGCAGGAAGCCCTGGCGGAAGCGGCGGCGCTGGTGAGTGGCGCGGCCAAGGCGGAAGGCGTCTCGGAACAAGGCATAGGCCGTATCCGGGAAGCCCTGGGGATGGTGGTCTAATGCCTGCCAGGGTGATTCCTGCCAATCCCGGCGCGATCTTCCTGCCCTTTCAGGAACGCTGGATAAAAGATAATTCACGGTTGAAGCTGATGGAGAAATCCCGGCAAATCGGGGTGAGCTGGTCAACGGCTTATGCGGCTGACGAGCGCACCGCACAGGCCGGCAACAAATGGGATCAATGGGTATCGAGCCGGGATGACCTGCAAGCCCGGCTGTTTATTGAGGACTGCAAGTTGTGGGCGCAAATCCTGCAAATTGCCGCCAATGACTTGGGTGAGAAAGTCATTGATGAAAAGACCAAACTAACCGCCTATGTGCTGGAGTTTGCCAGCGGCAAGCGTATTCACTCGATGTCCAGCAATCCCGATGCCCAAGCGGGCAAGCGTGGCGGACGCGTACTGGATGAGTTTGCCTTGCATCCCGACCCGCGCAAATTATGGAGTATTGCTTATCCGGGTATTACCTGGGGCGGCTCCATGGAGTTGATCTCGACGCACCGGGGCAGTCATAACTTTTTTAACGGCTTGATTCGGGAAGTGCGCGAGCATGGCAACCCGAAAAACATCAGCCTGCACCGGGTGACCCTGCAAGATGCCCTGGATCAGGGTTTTTTGTACAAGCTGCAAAAAGCCTTGCCGCCTGAGCATGAAGTGCAAGTCATGGATGAGGCGGCTTATTATGACTTTATCAAGGCCGGTTGTGCCGATGAAGAAAGTTTCCAGCAAGAATATATGTGCGATCCGGCCGACGATGACACGGCCTTTTTGGAATATGAACTGATTGCCCGCTGCGAGTATGGCAGTGACGAGGAGTGGGAGCCGGATCTGGAAGCCTGCAAAAAAAACGGGGCCAGGCTGTATGCCGGTCTGGATATTGGCCGCAAGAAAGATTTAACGGTGCTGTGGGTGTTTGAAGCACTGGGCGACGTACTCTATACCCGCAAGATTATTGAGTTAAAAGCCATGTCCAAGCCGGATCAGGAGAAAATATTGTGGCCGGTAATGGCCTTGATGGAGCGCACCTGTATTGACAACACCGGCCTGGGGATTGGCTGGACCGATGACGCCATTGCCAAATTTGGCAGTTACCGGGTCGAGGGCGTGACCTTTACCGGCCGGGTTAAGGAAGAGCTGGCCTATCCGGTACGCGGCGGTATGGAAGACAGGACGCTGCGGATTCCCTACAGGCCGGAAATCCGCGCGGACTTGCGGGCGGTCACCAAGGTGACTACCCCTTCGGGCAATATCCGGTTTACCGCCGAGCGCTCTGAAAACGGCCATGCCGACCGCTTCTGGGCACTGGCCCTGGGGGTCCATGCCGCCTCGGTGCCTGCCCGGCTTATTGAATATAACCCCATGCCCGGTAAAGATGAACGTTACTGGGATGAAGATGATGCCGGCCTGAGCCGCAAAGGAGCCTGGTAATGAGTTTTATGGATTGGTTTACGAACAAAGTGACCCCGGCGCTGGTCGCCGTGCAGCAAACGTCGCTGCCGCAGGCCGCGTCTCTGCACCGCGAATTTGAGGCACACCCCTCCAAAAACCTGACGCCGGTACGCCTGGCCACTATTCTGCGCCAGGCCGAAGAGGGCAATATGATAGCTCAGGCCGAGCTGTTTATGGATATGGAAGACAAAGATGCGCATATTGTCGCCGAGATGGGCAAGCGCAAGATGGCGGTCAAAAAACTGGACTGGCATCTGGAACCCCCGCGCGAGGCCACCGCTACCGAAAAAAAGGCCACCAGGCTGCTGGAGGGCCTGATCCGTGACGAGCTGGATGCCGGAGCCGTGCGGATGGCGATGCTGGATGCCATCGGCCACGGTTATGCCTGTCTGGAATTGGACTGGGGACAAACGACCGGCAACCAGAGCGGCTTGTGGATCCCCAGGCAGATTATACAGCGGCCGCCGTCGTGGTTTACCTGTCCTTTAGCTGACCGTAACACCCTGCATTTACGGGACATAAGCGGTGCCTGTGGCGTGCCTTTACAGCCGTTTGGCTGGATTCCCCATATTCACCGCTCCACTTCCGGCTATTTGGCCCGTACCGGTTTATACCGGGTGCTGGCGTGGCCGTATCTGTACAAGAATTATTCGGTGCGGGATATGGCGGAGTTTTTGGAGATTTACGGCTTGCCGATCCGGGTGGGCAAGTATCCGCCGGGCGCGTCGGATGCCGAAAAACGCGCGCTGATGAATACGGTGTTGAGTATCGGCCATAATGCCGCCGGGATTATTCCCGATTCGATGCAGCTGGAATTGCAACAGGTGATGGCAACCGGCAGCGCCGAGGCCTTTAAGGTGATGATTGACTGGTGTGAAGCCAGTCAAAGCAAGGCGATTTTGGGCGGCACCTTGACCAGTTCGACCGGGGCCAACGGCAACCGCAGTCTGGGCGATGTCCATAATGAAGTGCGGCTGGACATCCGGGATGATGACGCCCGGCAGGTCGATCAAAGCTTAAGCACTTATTTGCTGTACCCGATCGCCATGCTGAACGGCCTGTTTGCCGGACACCGCTGTCCGGCGTGGGTGAGCGATACCCAAGAGCCGGAGGATTTGGCCCTGTTTGCCGATGCCCTGCCCAAACTGGCCGCCGCCGGTGCCAGGATACCGGTCAGTTATGTGAATTTAAAGCTGAAGATACCGGAACCGGAAGACGGCGAGGCGGTGTTGGGTGTACCCGCGCCTGTGCCTGGTGTGCCGGGGAATAGTGCAGACGCGATAAACAGCGGTAATGCAGACGCGATAAATCGCGTCTTGGCGTTGGCGGCAGAAGTACCGGTCACGGATATCGACAACTCGCCGGTTACGGCACAGGCCGGTTTATTGGCAACAGCGGCCGCACCGGTGCTTAAGGACTGGATAGACATAGTGCGTGCCAAGCTGGACAGCGCTGACAGTCTGGACAGTTTACAGGCTGATTTGTTGAACAGTTACGGCGATCTGGACAGCACTGAACTGGTGAAGGTGATGGCGCTGGCGTTTGCAGCCGCTGATTTGTCGGGCCGGTATGATGTTTTAAAAGCAGGGTAAAGGGTCTTAACCTTGAACCTTGAACCTTTAACCTTTAACCTGCCTTTATTATGCCGTTAAATCTATCCCCTACACAGCTGGCATTTAACGCACGCGGCGACGGCACGTTTAACCAGCCGTTTGAGGAGCAGGTCGCCTTTTTAAAGCAAAAGCTGAACCTGCCGACGGCGCACTGGGATGACATTTTAACCGGTGCGCATGACCGGGCGTTTATGGTCGCGGGTGCGATGAAGGCCGATTTGTTGGCGGATATTCATGCGGAGGTTATTAAGAATGCAGCTGCTGGCCAGTCGATAGGCGCGTTTAAAAAAGCATTTGAGGCCCTCGTCAAGAAGCACGGCTGGGAAGGCTGGACGGGCAGCGATACCGAAGCGGGGCGGGACTGGCGGGCGCGGGTGATTTACAACACCAATATGCGGGCCGGTTATGCCGCCGGGCGGTATGCGCAATTGACCGACCCCGAGTTGTTGCAGTCACGGCCGTACTGGAAGTATATCCACAATGACACGGTGGCGCACCCCCGGCCGTTACATCAAAGCTGGAACGGTACGGTGCTGAAGTACGACGACCCGTTTTGGGACAGCCACTATCCGCCGAACGGCTTTGGTTGCCGGTGTCGAATAGCGGCGGTTAGGCCGACTGAGTATAAAGGCCATCCGGCACCGGATGACGGAACGTATGAGAAAACCGACCGGAATGGCGTGGTGCATACCTTGCCCAAGGGCGTGGATTACGGGTGGGACTATAAGCCGGGGGCTTCGGTTGCCAAGTCTTTCAAGAGCCTGATTGATGACAAGCTGATCCGCTTGCCTGCGCCGGTGGGTGCGGCGATGATGGAAGCGCTTAAGCCAATCATGGCAATGGAAATGCAAGCGCAATGGATAGGTACGCTGAATACTTGGCTGGCTACTGAGCAAGTTGGGCGGGTCGCTATCGTTGGCGCTATTGATACTCCGACTCTTAATTGGCTAGATGAAAACAAAAAAATAGCCCCAAAAACTGCTGAAATAGCTATCCGCGAAGGTCTGATAAAAGGAACCAAGCAGACTAGGCATGAAAAAAAAACAAGTGATGCACTGAGTGAAATGGAATGGCAACAATTGCCGGAGATTGTAAGTAACCCGGATCAGATTTTATTTGATACCCGAAGCGGTTACGTTATCTATGTACTTAAAACAAATAATCCGGCGATTAAGTTATCGGTAAAATTTGATTATGCCAAAAAAGGGGTTAAGACCAATATGATTGTCTCGGCTTTTAAGCAGTCTGTCAGTACTATAGCGGAGATGATAAAGGGAAAGGTTTATGAGCGGATTAAATGAGGGTGGGAGGACGGCAGACCCTCCATTCAAGATTATTCATCAGGACTCGTGGAAGCCGATTTTCCGCGACTCACCCTCAGCTTTTAATTATAGATCAAACAATAACCGATGAAAACACCTGATTTACAGCTTATTAAGACAGGCTTATTCACGCTAGTCGTGCGTAAGGTTATCGGAAGTGAAACTTTTAGATGTGTATTCGAAGTGCGTGGAAGCCCTAAAAACAGGTCTGTTGTATTAACAACAATGTCGATAGCTACATGAGAGCAGGTGGCGCGTTGCCTACCGTATGATTAACGTCGAGGTCGATGACCGAGCCATTGTGGCGGCCTTGCGCCGCCTGCAAAACCACGGCAGCAACCTGCGCCCGGCGTTGCGGGAAATCGGCGAAATCCTGAAGGAGTCGACCCAACAGCGGTTTGTCTCCACTGCCGGCCCGGACGGGCAAGCCTGGGCGCTTAACAGCGTATTGTCAACCCTTGAACATAAAGACGGTGACCGGCCCTTGACGGACGGCGGCATCCTGGGGGATACCATCAACAGCAAATTATCGGGCAATGACGGCGTGATGATTTACAGTCCGATGGTCTATGCGGCGATGATGCAGTTCGGCGGCACCAGGGCTGAATTTCCGCAGTTGTGGGGCGATATCCCGGCGCGGCCGTTTTTGGGGATATCGCCCGGTGATGAAAGCGACATTTTGTCGATCCTGCATGATTATCTGGAATCTGCGCTTTAAGCCGCGTTTTTAGGGTAAGTCATGTCAGTATCAGGCTTAAGGGTTTTACCCGCGTTAAATTGGCTTTCAACTGGCTTTAAATGCCATTCGCAAGGCGAAAGGCGAAAGGCTAAGGGCTAAAGTCTCACGGTTATTTTTTTGCCTTTCGCCCTTAGCCCTTGGCCTTGAACCTTTCGCCTTGAACCTTAGCCGCGCTTTATCGCGTCTTGCTGAATTTCCGCTTTAAGCCGCGTTTTTAGGGTAAGTCATGTCAGTATCAGGCTTAAGGGTTTTACCCGCGTTAAATTGGCTTTAAACTGGCTTTAAATGCCATTCGCAAGGCGAAAGGCGAAAGGCTAAGGGCTAAAGGCGAAAGGCTAAAGGCCAAGGGCGAAAGTCTCACGGTTATTTTTTTGCCTTTCGCCCTTAGCCTTTTGCCTTGAACCTTTCGCCTTGAACCTTTCGCCTTGAACCTTAGCCGCGCTTTATCGCGTCTTGCTGAATTTCCGCTTTAAGCCGCGTTTTTAGGGTAAGTCATGTCAGTATCAGGCTTAAGGG